ATTATATTGCAGGTGGTGTTAATGTTTATACAAACAACACACTAGGTACAATAGATTATACAAATGGAAAAATTACTTTAAACAGTTTAAATATAACAAGTGTTGGTAACGTTGACGGTGCAACTTCAACTGCCGTAAGATTAACAGTAATACCTAATTCAGTTGACATAGTTCCAGTTCGTAATCAAGTTTTACAAATAGATGAAACAAATACATCCGTTACTGTAACTGCTGATGATTATGATACTACATCAGGTATAGGATATACAACAGCGACAAACTATGCGAGTTAGTAAATGGCAAAATTTACAAAGAAGATAAGTAACATTGTATCGAGGCAGTTCCCTCAACATATACAAGCAAATCATCCTTTACTAGTAGAGTTCGTAAAACAATATTATGTTTTTATGGATTCTGCTCAAATCACTTTATCAAGTGTAACGGCATCAGATCAAATAATACTTGAAGCTGCAACAGGTGGTTTTGTTGCATTAGATGGTACAAATGAATTTGGTAAAGATGAAAACGATTATATTTTAAATGAAGAAACAAGTGTAGGTGAGTTTACAAAAGGTGAAACAGTTACAGGTGCAACGTCAGGTCAAACAGCAACTATACTTGCTGAAGACACAGACAACTTACAACTATACGTTACAGAAAATAGTTTGTTTGTTACAGGTGAAACTATAACAGGTTCATCTTCAGGCGCACAAGGTGTTATATCAAAATATAGACCAAATCCAAATGCACATCTAACTCAACTTTTAGAATATGCTGATGTCAATGATACTATAGATGATTTCTTTTTACAGTTTAGAAATGCCTTTTTACAAACACTACCAAATACACTTACAGATGGTTTAGATAAAAGACAACTTACGAAAAATATTTTATCTTTGTACAAAAGAAAAGGTACCAAAAAGGCAAATGAAATATTTTTCCGTGCATTGTTTAATGAAACTCCAGAATTATATTATCCTACGGTAGATATGTTAAGAGTATCAGATGGTAAGTTTGGTACACAACAAATATTAAAAGCAACATTATCAGCACCAAGTGATGGTAATATGAACAACCTTGTAGGTCAAACAATTACCCAAGCAGATGTTATAGGTAATGCTACAGTAGATTTAGCAAGTTCAGTTGTTGAAAGTGCAACTGTATCATCAACAGAATTAGATGGTACTTTACAGAATGTTGCCACTTTTGTATTAAACAAAAATAGTACAACAGGTACATTTTCTAGTAGTGGTGGTGATGCTTTATTACTAGATGGTACTGATGGTTCATCTACAGACGCAGGTGATGAAATAATTTTAGATGGTACAGACGCTGATGGTTTAAATGCAGGTGATAGACTAATACAAAATACTAAAGCAGTGTTTACTGGCGTTGACAATTTAGATGGTGATATTACTATTGAGTGTAAAATTGAAAGTATATTAGATGATGTTGTAGTTAACACAGGTGGTCAATATTATAGTGTAGGTGAAAATATAAACTTCGCAAATGAAAGAGGTGGTACAGGTGCTATTGCACAAATAGAACAAGTTACATATGGTAAAGTTGATAGTGTACAAGTAGAAAATGGTGGTTCAGGTTATGCAGTAAACGAAACATTATCAGTTACAAACCCAGCAAGTGGTACAGGTCTTGCAGGATTTGTTGCAGTTGTTAATGGTGGTTTTACATTAGAAGGTGATACACATGACGATGGTGTTATTTTACTAGAACAAGGTACAGATTTTCAACTCGTTATGGAAGAAGAAACAAACAGTTCTACAAATGACGTAACAAAAATAAGATTAACAAATAAAGGTGGTGGTTATCTTTCTTTACCTACCGTATCAATAACAACAACATCTGGTTCAGGCGCTTTACTATATGCAGTATCTTCAAGTGTTGGTAATGCACTATCAGCTAAAGTTATTGACCATGGATTTAGATATGAAAGTCCACCTGATGTATCACCAAAAGTTCATATACAAATTGATACGTTATCAAGCAACTTCACTGCTGGAGAAACTATTACAGCTTCGTCTGAGGATTACATTGCATTAGAAGATTACGAACAAATTGATTACCCAATATTATTAGAAGACTTTAGACATCCTGTTATGAGATTGGAAGATTTTGAAAAAGGTGATATAATTACGGAAGATGGTGAACAAATTGCGTTAGAGGAATTTGTATCTGACGCAATAGCAGATAGTCCTTTTCCAGATTTCTTACGAGACGAAGTAGATAACGACAGAATTATATACAACGAATATGTACTTAAAGATAATACAGACTATATTGTATTAAATGGTACTGATGGTTCATCTACAGACGCAGGTGGTAAAATACAAAGAGACGATCAAGTATCAGCGTCAGGTACTTTTGAAGCTTTTGACGCAGATACAAATATACTTACACTAACACAAGTTACAGGTACTTTTGATGATAAAGTTACAATTACAGGTTCTAGTTCTACTGAAACAGCAAGAGTGAGAAACTTTAATCCACAAGCAGCTAAATCAGATATGTCTGCTACAGTAGGTACAGTTATAGAAACAGATGGTAGTAACACAGGTGTTGACGGACAAGTTTCTGAAAATACAAAAAAAATACAAGACAGTTTATACTACCAAGATTATTCATATATTGTCAAAGTTGGTGAGTCCATAACTGACTGGAGAGATTATCTTAAATCTGCTATACACCCGGCAGGTTTCTATTTCCAAGGAGAAGTATCTATACGAACAAGATTAAATGCGAAGATGAAAACAGGATATACCAGAATATCTGGTACTACAGAAACAGATGAAGTTGTTGAAATACTTAGAGTTATCTTTGCTGAAAAAATTGGTAGACGTTTGGGTACACCTACAGATGGAACAACTCAACGTACAAATGCTCAACTAGGTATTGAGGGTAGTGTATCATTTGGAAATACAAGAGACGTTACACTAAATCAGAGGATTACTCTTAATTTACCACAATCTGCTGATACTTCATTTAGGTCAACAACTGTACGACAAGGATTTGTATATGCAGGTCCTCGTATGAAAACTATAGGCAATCTAGTTTCAGGTGCCTTTGACCATACACCTGATAGAATACTACAAGAATATGGATTAGATGAAAATGACGGATTATTATTAGAGGATGGTGGTGATATTAAACAAGAATTAGGTTTACGAGATATGGATAGTGGTATTACATTAACAACACTAAATAGTATTAAATTAACAGGAACAGGTAGTACATCATTGGACGGTGAGGCAAATAGAATAGATGACTTTAGTACAAACTTGAAAACTAACTTTACTATACCTGCTCAAATAAAAACCACATTCAGTTAAAATGAGTGTATAAATAGTTTATGACGGAGAAAAAATGCCAGCAATTATAACAAAAGATTTTAGAATACAAAACGCTAATCAGTTCAAAGAGAGTTTTGACGAAAGCGCAGATACTTATTACCTAGCAATAGGCAGACCACAAGGGTTTGTAGATAATCAAGCATTCAATGATGGTACAGATACATCACCACCTACGCCAGTTGATAGTGTAGGTAGTGTAGATTATTATGTCTATGATGACTTACTATCTGCTAAAAAGGTTACAAGTTCAGATGTATCAGCAGTAATACCAAGAAGAAATTGGACAACTGGTACAGTATATGACTATTACAGACACGACTATGGAGAAATAAATTCAGCTGGCAGTGCAATTACTTAAGATAGTGGTGCTTCAACTTTATATGACGCAACGTTTTATGTAATGAACAGTACCTTTGATGTATACAAATGTATTGATAACAACTCAGGTGCTACATCAACAGTTGAACCTACTGGTAATAAAACAACAAGTGTATTTACAACTGGTGATAGTTACAAATGGAAATACATGTATTCACTATCTGCTTCTGAACAAGCAAACTTCATGTCAACAGATTTTATTCATTGTTCAACTGAAAGCACAGACTATTCAACAACTGCTGGCGCAATAGAAAATGTTAAGATAACTGATGGTGGTTCTGGAGGGTCAAATGGTACATACACAGGTGTTGCAATTCGTGGCGATGGTACTTCTGGCGAGTGTACTGTAGTTGTTTCTTCAAACGCTATAAGTTCAGTTACAATTACAACTGCTGGTACTGGTTACACACATGCAAGTATTAAGGCAAGTGACGTTGGTAATGTAACAGGTGCAGATATAGATTTTATTATTTCACCACCAAATG